AACATATAGGGATCTCGGGTTTTATAGAATGAGTAGGTAACTTTACAATATTTTGTAAACTGTAATTGTGCTAATAGTCCAGAATATGTATTGTTTGTAATAACCTTGATTGGATCTTCATTATGCATAACTATATCATTAATATCCTTATAGTGACAATTTGTAGGCCATATTACCGTTTTGAACCCGGCACTAATCGTTTTCTCATATTCCGAACATATTGATTTAGAACGAGGCTCATTGTCATGAATGACAACTATTTGCTCTTTTGGTAATTTTAACCCTTTTATCAACCAGAGAGCAGTCGAACAAAGAGATGCATTCACCGAAGCCAATGCATTTGGCAACATTAGCGAATCTATCGGTCCTTCTACCAATTGAATTTCCTGATGTACATTTATTGTTTTGAGACCAAATAACAGAGGCGTCTTTTCATTGATTTTAACTGTGATGTATTTTTGTTTTGCGTGCCCAGACAGGTCTCTCCCTTGGTATGCGAAAATTTTCCCTCTTCGGTCAAAGAACGGGATAATAATGCGGGCTTCATCTCGTTTGTTTGATTTGAAAATGTCGTTGTATTGGGAAGAATATTCATAAAATTTATCTGTGTAATAAAAAGGATAAGCGGGAAGATTTCTTTCTTTTATATATTGTTTGGCAAAATGATCATCTGGCAAATCAGAAACCAAAACTAAGTCTAATATATCCGGTTCTTTTGTAGCTACCTCGTATTTTAGAGGAGTCGGTACAAATTCTTTCTCTTTTATTGGGGCATTGTTTTTAAATTTCTCAACCAGGAATTCATCAAATAGTTGTTTATAATTTACCTTTAGAAATGATATAAAAGTAGTAGATAAACCGCAGTTAAAGCATCCGACATTTAGTTCGTTATTCTTAGAATATATAGCAAATCTAGTCTTAGTCTTATTTTTGGCAGAATCTCCGCAGATTGGACAACGAGCTGAGGCTAAAAATGGCGACTCTTTTTTTACTTTAAATCTTTCTAATCTAGATCCGAGGATCTTTGCGTACGCTATTTCGAGAAAATAGGAATTATTCATTGTACCATTTCTGGTGGGTTCATAATAAGTTTGTCTTCATAATCTATATCATTCATTATAGCATCTAATGTTAATAATCTTCTAGCTTCGTCTAAGACCAATTTTTGAAGGGAATTGTTATAGAATCTGATGTCCGATTCCGATGCTATAAGAAAAGATACCACATGACTTGCCACAATGGGAATATATTTATTGTCGCCAAAGGGCTGGTACAGCGTAGGAACGTATTGTGTTACAATTTTATCATCCAAAAGCATGGAAGTAAAAATTATCTTCAATGGATATAGGAAAAACATCATACCTTCTTTAACATACATCGGCCCAGTAAGTAAGGTTTCACCAGAAGATAGTTTAACTGTGTAGCATGTGTTCGTCATTTTAAATGTGGTCTTTAAATTTAATGTGGTCATTTAAAATCCACGTTAACGATCGTATACGTGAATCCATTCTTGGTGTAAGTTCCCAATCTATCTCCAAGATGTCGGTATGAAATATTAGCTTTTTTCTTATAAGTCATATTATCGGAAATATCATAGAGAGTACATTTATCCTTACCGTCTTTGAGACGCAGGCCGCGGCCTATGGATTGAACGATCGTAATTGCCGATTTTGCTGGGTGTGCAAAAATGATGTTCTCAATGGCAGGTAGATTTACACCGGTAGAAAATACAGAATAAGATGCCACAATAATATCATCTGCGGTATTGGCATTCTTACGAATTAGTTCTCGATCCTTACCAGTCACACCACCATCGATATAATGGACATTTCTATCTGTGGCTTTTTCTGATATAAGATCATATAATTTAGTACCCTGATCAATAAATCTGAAAAGAACTAAAGTAGTACCCTTACACTGTGTGGCTAATTTAGCTACAAACTTATTTCGATTTTCAATATTAACAATATACTTTATTTCGGTCTCATAATCAACTTTTTTCATAGCCAAAGCTACATGATCCGGGTGATTGAGAATGATCGCTTTAATAGTAAGTGGTACTAATTGCTTATTCTCAATTAGAGTAGAAGTAGTGGCAATCTCATGTACATCACCAGCGATACCCTTCATCACGAGTAGATTACATTTCATATCATGGAGAGTACCAGTACACGCAAGTTTATACTGGACTTCCGTGGCTCGTTCATAGATGCCAGTGATAGTTTTAGCAATAATCTTGTGTCCTTCATCTCCAATGATACAACCGAACTGATTTAACCAATCGGCATCCATCTTATAGATAGATTGAAAAGTAGAAACAGTAATTGGTTTCTTTATATTCTTATCGGCACCAGCAGAAATACAATGCACATTGTTATCCGCGGACCAATCTGTACCAGATGCATAATCGGCAAAATCCGACTTCATTTGTGAGGTAAGCGAGATAGTTGGAACTACAATGAGTACTCTCATTTCTAATGCTTCTACTATATAGCGGCATATAATGAAAAGAACTAGACTTTTGCCTGCGCCGGTTGCTGCATGAAGAATTGCGCGCTTATTCTTCAGTGCCTGAAATGCACCATTGATTTGGTAATCTCTGATTGTAATTGGTGGGGTTCGCTTATCAATACCCAGAGAATTGGCAAATTCTTCCACTTCTTTATACGTTAGTCCAGAATCTATAGTTTCTACTTCGGATTCAAAGGAATAATTTCTACTTTCGGCAAACTTCTCGAGCTCGGAAATGAGACCGTATGGGAGTGTTCTAGCACCCAAATTGAAGAGCCTAATTTTTCCGTCAAAGTGGCCCATCTTATAAGCCGGCATAAATTTTGCACCTGGGACTTCAAATGTATAAGTATCGGAAATTTCTCTAGCCAAATCCAAATCACAAATCACTTTAATATAAGATTCATTAAGTTTTCGTACTAAGATATCGGTCATGACAATAATTTCCATTCATTTGGATATTTTTCTATATTCTTGTAAATTCTATATACAGTTAACTTATGATATTTCCGTGCATCTTCTATACAACCAAATTCACCGCTTGGTGTAATTATTCTTTTTGCCATGGCGTTTTTAGCACCAGTACTATCAACCCACTCGGCCCATGGTAGACCCTTTTCTCTTCTTTGTGCGTGAAATTTTTTTGTTGAATCACCAGCTTTTATTCTGTCACTTCTTGAACTAAATTCTTTTTGTCTTTCTGAATCATTGAAAATACATTTGCATCTACCATATCTATACCCAACGGGTAATGGATCATCTTTCATAATATAAAGATCTTCTAATCCGTTTGTTACCCATTTCTTTCCGGTAGAAGTAGAACCCCCATCACCACATTCGATTTTCAAGTTAGCCCACTCATCTGATTCTACGACATTGAATTCTATTGAGAGTTTAATTGCAGTTTCTTTTAACAGTTCATAATCTTCGGTTATTAAAACATAATTAGTATCTATATCAGTCAATTTAGCTTTATGTTTCTTAAGAGTATTTTTCCATCTTATACCCGAACCTTTATATTTCTTAAGACTTGCACCAGACTGTATAGAATAACATAGGTATTTTAACCCAGTGGGAATATGGGTTTTGATCATGAGGTTATGTACAATATCACTCATAAGTAAATTGATGATCCAGTTTCATAAAGCTCTATATTCTCATCTTTAATGATTAAATGATAAACTGGACATGTATCTATAGATACAACTTCTTTGAACAATTCAGATTCTCCAATAAAATACGAAAGATCTCGAACTTGATCAACAAACATTTTTTGATCTTTCATGTTTTGCTCAAGCCAATATAGAATCTTAGATCTAATGGTTGAATCACCATAAAGTATCAACTCAGATGATATAGCAATTGCACCAGCATTCATAATTAAACTCCAGATAAAAATTTGTTTTGATCAACGATTGACTTGAAAAGATAATACTGATTACCTATATCTTTCAAGATACTTTCGCATGCCTGAACCATAGTTTCTACATAAAGAATTTTTTCTTTGATGAGCTGTAGAGATTCATCGGCATCAAGAAGGCTTTCCATTTCAGACCGTAGAGGTTTCTTATACAGATATTGCTTCAGTTTATACCCAAGCAACTCATCTTCATCCATTTCGCCGTTGTAGTATTTTGTCATAATCTGGCGCCGCTTCTGATATTGGAGGGAAAGAGTCCGGAGTTTGATCTTATATGTTTGCAGATAGGTAAGATACTTAGAGTGCCGAATCGGGTGAGATGACATCCGCTCGGAAAGTCTTGTCTGGTCAATTTTACAGTCTTCTACCCATT